GTTGATTTAGGACCATTCAAGCCGCCCGAATACTGCAAGGCATTGTCTGACGTTTCGGTATTGGTGGGATAGTCTGGAGAATTTTCGTCGATCTCTTGTTCACAACCACAGGGTGATTTGCCACAGGTTCCGCAGCTTTCTGCGTTGTCGTGACCGCTGATGCCGGCCATCTTTAACAATGCGGCCAAGGCTTCTGCATCTTCTCCTTCAGCACTGACCGTGATATTCTTGCTGGGCTGACCATCTGGTCCAGTGTTCATGTTTACACTGATATTCATGCCTTCGGTGAGGGCTTGACGGAACTTGGAGTCCATGCTTTCGTAGATGCCTTTGCCAAACTCAAATCCGCCTTTTTTGGCTGGCTTGGCTTCGGCATCAGCTTCGCTGACTTTTTTGGGCAGACCCGTTTCTTTGGTCTTGGCAAACTTTTTAAGTTCGCCTTTGGGCATCCGGGACATTTCTTTCGAAGCGCCACGCAGTTCTTTTTTAGGAATCTCTCCTTTTTGTGCGGCATGTGCTATGCCAGCGGCTCTGCGTTGTGCCACACTGACGGCCTTTTCAGCAATAGGATTGTCTGCATCATGCTTTTCTTGATCCATGTAGTCATTGGCGCTGTTGATATAATCAAGTGCCTTGGTTATCTTGCTTTGTACCCACTCAGGCAAGTTGTCATCATCGGCTAAGATACCATGTAATTCTTTAGCAGCCTTGACCAAAGTGTGCAATTGATCCTTGGCCATGTCGCCTTCGCGATCGTATTCGCCTTTGTCTACCAGAGCAATGCTTTCAATGTCTTCGCTGCTCATGTTGCTGGGCCGTGTCATCATTACGCCATCAGCATCTAGATCTTCCTTGGTCTTAGACTTGCGTTCACCTTTGTGTTTCCAGGCACCTTTGGTAGTACGCTCAGGACCTTTTTCAGGACCTTTGGGACGACCTTTTTTCTTTGGTGCATCACTCTTGACTTCATCATCTGTTTCTGCTTCTGGCTCAGCTTTTCTAGTATAACGCTTGCTGTAACCAGTGTCCTTGACATCATATCTTGGATGTTCATCTTTGTTTGCAAACATCGACTTGGCCACTTCTGGATCAAATGCTGTGCCGGCACTACGGCTTTTCTTTTTGTCAGCGGCAGCCTTCTTCATGGTTTCTTTCCGGTTGCCATCCTTGTCAAGATCAATGTAATCTGGCTTGGCTTTCTTTTCTTCTAAGCCAATCACGTCGGCTTCACGCACCGTTTCCATGTCACCGTCGCCATCAAGGTCGGCTTTCTTTAGTCCAGCGGCACGGGCTTTCATGAGATTGCCCGTGAACTTGTTGCCTTCTTCCATGTCAGCTTCATCCATCTTGTCATGCTTGGCACGGATCCGGGCCATGGTTTCTTTGCTGGCACCGTCGCGACCGGCCTTCTGCAAGGCCTTCATACCCTGCTCGCCATATTTCTTTTTGCCTAGATAGGCTTGTAGTGCGCTTTCATCCATGTCAGACTCTTCTACACTTTCTTTGGCACGCAGTTTGGCAAGAACCGCACCGGCCACTTTCTCGCCACGCTCTTTGGAGCCATAATGCTCGCCTGCACTCTTGGCGATCTTTGAAAACATTTTTCCTGGCTTGCCAATATCTTTGCCGGCACGTGCCTTCTTGGCCGAATAATCACCTGTGCTGGCTTCAGCCACAGCCGATTGAGCCGACTCAGTGAGTTCTTGTTTCTTGGCCAGGTCAGCCAACTTCTTGTTTAGGTCGTAAAAAAATGTCATGCTGTTATCCTCTAGGGTTGGCGCCGGTGGCTGGACGTGGCGGGCGTTTTACTCGGGTCATTGGGCTTGAAGTTCCCATGGGCAAATCGTTTGTGGTCCGGGCAGGCGGTGTCTTGCCTCCTGCCACGGTAAACTCACTGCGATAAGAATTCTTCAACACAGCATGCTCGTCATAGGGTGCTGAGTAATCTTTGCTGAGTGCTTGTTGTTCAGCATCAGGAGCAGGATAGTTGGTGTCAGTGAGTAAGTCTTTGTTTTCATCCGCAATTTTTTCACGTTCCACATCCAAGCTGTCTTCGTGCGGTGTGGTTAACATGATGATACGGTTGGGATCCAAGAACAATAACTGTGCGATCTGTTTGATCTGTGGTTCGATGGCTGGATAGCGGAACTCACAATCCATGCTAGTCACTGAATCATTGCTGTGCTTGGGGAAGTCTGCAGGTTTGAGTTGCACCGGTGTGGTTTTTGGTTTGGAAATTTTAACCGGATCAAATTGCTTGAGCTTTTCCTCTAGCATTTTGATAAAGTCTGGAGCAACGTCGCCCACAATTTTAATGCGATAATTGTAGGTTCTTTGGCTTTCAGCAAGGTATTCTTGAAATTTTTTCATATTTGTATCCCTATACGATATTTATGCTTTTGTATTGTTTTGGTCTCTTGTGGCCATGAGTCGTTCCAACAAATCGTTGCGACTCAGCACCTGCCCATGCGCTGTTTCCACAGGTTCATCGCCACTCTTGTTGTCCTGATCCATTTTCATCTTTTTCAACTGCAGATCTACCATTTTCAATTTCTTGTTGAGCTTGGCTGTTTTGGCTGTGAGCGCATGTCCCAACATGGTTCCAGCCACGGCAAATATTTCACTGGCATAGCGGCTGTCTACCTGCATGCCCAGATCCATCAAGTTGTCGTAGCTTTCTTTGGCCATGTTGGCCAGGTCATCCAGCTCACGATCTCCGGTTTCTAGATCACGTACCATGGGCAGAGCTGCATCAATCTTGTCTATGGTAGCATCTATTTCTTTGAGTTGTAGTTGGGTCACAGGGACTGTGTCGGGCTCTGTGGTTTCGCTAGAGCAACCTGTGGGCGGCAAATCAAAAAGTTCTTCAAGTCGACGAGTCATAACCCTATTTACCGGTGCGTTTACTACCTTGATGGAATATCATGTCTTCGTTGATAACTCTAAAGATAAGCCCATTGCGGCGTGCCCATTTGGTAGCAGCATCCCATTTGGCATAGTTTACAGCTACCACAGCACGATCTCGATCGCTCATTCGGCTTTCGATCAGGCTTTGTTTTTTGGGTTTGATCTCAATCAGTTCGGCCCGAGTGGTATTGTTGCGATCTCGATAGGTCACGAAAAAATCTGGCACATACATGCTCTGTTTGCCGGTGATGGGATTTCTGTAGGGTATACTGATGCTTTCGCTGGCCCAATTCACGATGTTGTCATTGGAATCCAAAAACATCATGAAAGTCATTTCCCAGCCCGATCTGTATCTGGGCTCACGCTTGCCTACATATTTGCCAGAATTTTTAACTGTGTAAATGCCTTGTCGGAAATTGGCCATGGTCAGATCCTGACGTTTCTGGCCACATAATAGTTAGATTGTGTGGGAACATTGACCCCTAACAAGGTGCTACTGCTACGGATACCGTTGAGATAATAAGCCAAGGTCAAATTGATTTGAGGAGCGGTTTGCCCCTGGAACTGCTGTAACAAATTCATCACAGGAATTCCAGTCTGATGGCTGATACGAAAAACTTGAACTGTGAAATTTCCTGCAGCCTCAACTGATTTATTGAATACTGATTTAAAATAACTCAATACTGCATCATACTCATCCACCGGCACGTGTTGCTGGTACCCGTAGAATCTGTCAAAGATCTGTACAGTAAGATCGGTTTTGTTATTGATAGCATTTACTGATGCCATGATCAACCACCACTGATGAGATTACGTAGCTTGGTAGCAGCATCGGTTCCGGCTGGAGTTGGAAACAACTGGCCACCTTGGCTGTTGGCCACGGCCTGCACCGCCCCGGGTAGCCCGCCAGCAGCAGCTCCTGCCAGACCAGCTACCAGTCCTTGTGTGAGTGCTCCGCTTCCAGCCAAAGCTCCATTCAGGAAACTGGCTGCTGTGGGGACCAGAGCTTGACCCACTGCGCCCAATAAATTTTGTGTGGTATTTTGACCTTGGGCCAAGGCCTGTAGATCTTGTTTGCTACCATTGGGACTAGGTTGTATGGTTCCTTGACTCTCTACTGTGGCCGTGCTTCCAGGCACAGCAATTGGGCTGGGCACGACGTCATAATATGCAGGATCAGCAAATCCAGTTACTGGATCACTGGGTTGGGCTCCGCCTACGGCCCCACTGTAGTATTTGACATTTTCGTAACGTATGCTCATGGTATGTGTCATAATGCCATTACCTTGACCATAATCGTAGGTGTCGTGGGTCCATTCGGTGATCAAGGGATTGATCATGGTGTACTGAGCATAGGTCTTTTGACTCATTCCATATATGGTGATATCACGGAAGAATGGTTCTTGTCCACTGGCTGGACCGGTCAACAACGAACTGGCCAGACTTTGCAGACTAGGATTGTTGTAGCCTTGACCACTGAGACCCCATTTCTGTACAGGACGACTGGCAGCATAGGTATCGTTGCTGCCATAACTGAATCCGCTGAGAGCTGTGCTGATTTCTCCCAATACTCCAGACTGGTTGGGAGTGTTGCCATATTTGTAAACCGGATCACTGTAGTAGTATTGATAATACTGATACCACATGTTGCGCACCAGATCGCTGTGATCGTCGTTGAAAACTATGGTAGCAGGATTGTAATTGATCTTGGTCTGGACCAAACGTTTACGATTGTACTGATTCATTGTGGCCACATCAATGGTGTAGCCCGGCAACTGTGCTGTTTTGACTGTGAGACCAATGGTGCTGCTCTTACCGCCCGACAGCAAATTGGCCACTGCCGGTATGTTGGTGTTTAAATTGAAATAGACATAAAATAAAAACTTGTTGCGAGGTGCAAGGTCGTAGCCGCCGGATCTGAAAGTCTTGGCAGCATGTGTATAGTCTCTCAGCCCTTGATCAGGCGGAAACGGTTGGAGAGAGTCTTGGCCAAACGCCATAGACTGTTAACCTGTGGCTACGTTATTGACTGTCAATGGAATTGACGCACCAACACCAACATCAGCGCCGGTGGTGGTTTGTAGAGCATTGTCATAGCGGATGGTCATGCTCACTGTCATGGGCTCTGTTCCAGTGCCATAGTTGGCATCGTTGTAGTTGACACCTTGTAGATAGCAACCTAGTATGGTCCAGGTTTCAAGGGCTATGGGTGCGTTGGCACCATTGCCACCATCTAGCACTTCAAACACCGTGGTAAACTTGTAGTCAATGCCCGAAGCGGCAGAACTTTGCTCAAGGAAGTCCAATTGTTTTTGCAGTTGTTCGCCAACCAGGCGGCTGACATTGCCGCCTGCATCATCACGTACTTCACAGGTACAATCAGTCCAGCTGTGCTTGCCAGCCAAACGGATGGTACTGTTGTAGATAGGAAGATCAATGTTGTCAAATGTGACCTGTGGGCGAGTGAAACTGATCACTTGCTTGGTCAATTCTGTAGTAGGTTGTGTTACTCCTAGTCCTAAAAAAGTCACGCGAAAGCGAAACTTGAGTTTTGGCATCAGCAGACCTTGTGCTGAGCTGCTTTGATCGCTGGCCAACGGTACGGTCAGTTTGGTTAGTGATGCTGTTGCCATTTGTTTGTTCTCCTAATATACGTTTATTTATGGCGTAGTATCCAGGCAAATTTTTGAGCCAATTTGCCTGGTTTCAATTACGCTGATGCCTGCGCCGCAATAGTTCCTGTGTTCTGAATACGCATTGGAATGTAGATAAACTCCACGGCCTTGACTGGCTCAATGGCTATGTCCACATACAATTCGTTACGATCAATGGTCGACGGAGTGTTGTTGGTCAAATCACAAACAACCAAGTAATCGTACAAGCCACGTTTGTTGACCAAGTCAATCATGAGTGCTGTGATCTGATTGGTAATAGCAGACCTGGTAATGGTATCGTTGGGCTCAAACAAGTATTGATTACCAATGATCTCCAGACGTCCACGTATGTAAGCTACCAAGCGTGCCACGTTGATACGATCCAGTGCTGTGGCATTGCCTTGCAAGGTATGATTACCAAAGTTTACAATACCTGTGCCAGGTATGAATGTAACTGGGTTGACATTGTTGGTGTACAACACATCACGCAAACCTTGATTTACACCCAGAGGCTGGAACTCACCTGATACTGCGTCAAGATATCCAATCTGTAGACCATTGTCTACCACACCGCGGCGTAGACCAGCAGGAGCAAACCATGGATAGGCCACTGAGTCGCTGCGTATGATGGTACGCAACATCATGTGACTTGGTGCAGTAACCACAACATTGCCGTTGAGATCAGTGGTGGTGCAACTTGGGTAGAACGCAGCCGAGTAGGCATCGCCGGCAGACAAGTTACCATCGCCGGTGTCAAGACCTAGTCCATTGTTGTTGGTAGCCCAGGTCACGATTTCGTCGGGTGTGAGTCGTAGTGGTGTGTCAACTATGCTGAATGAAGTTTGTCCACGATCGTTGTTGAGCACTTCCATATTGGGTGCCAATTCTGGGTACTGAGTACATACTATGAGATTGTACTGTGCCTGTTGTTCACGCAACTGTGTGCTGGTGTCAATGGCCACTCGCAGAGCTTGTACAATCAGGTGCCGTTGAGCCTGTCGACCCATGTTGGGGCTACCATCTGCCCGTAGACCACTGGCAGTGACCCAGGTATTAGTCTGGCTTGGTAATACCAGTGGCGATGGATAGTCCTGTGAATTGAAATAGTTGACTGCAAATGACTTGACGTTGAATCCTGATCTACGAGTATTGAACAACAAGATTCCTTCTGGATACAGCTCAGGATCTGGAGCATCAAGATCCACATAGTCACTGGTGATCAAAGGTGTGCTGCCGGAAGCTATGGGTGGAATCGGATCTGTGATAGGATTGGTTGTGCCGTTGGGTGCCCAACGTGCATCTGCAAATAGTACGCCATTGATCGTGGTCTGATCGGCATTGTTGATCGTGACCCACTGATCTTCTCCATCCACACTTTCCCAGCGACTGATCACTGGATAGTTTTCTAGATCTGCAGTATTGATCCATAGATCACCGTAAACCAATGGGCTTTCGGCGTCATCGGTCTGCGTGGTAGGTGCTGTTGCGCTGAATATAGGACCACTTGCATTAGTCAGACTCAAGTTGAAACCACGCACATCGTTGGTAACATTTTGATAGCCGTTCCAGATTCCATTGTTTTGTATCATGATATCCACTGTGGTGGCATCACTGTAGTACCAGTAGGTACCATTGGCTGGATCAATGTTGGGTTGGCTGGACGAAGCAGTGTAGGTAAACGTAGGTGCAGTTACCCAATTACTGATTACTATACCGGGTCCTGTGACAAATTGATTGCGCACCTGTGGCACTGCTGTGGTGAATCCTGCATCGGCTATTGGAGTGTTAGCTCCGTCTACAATGAAAATCACTCCACCTGTGGCATGGGTAAACACTATTTGTCCGGCGCTATTGACTTCGGCGCTGACATTTGGCACATTGGCCGCACTGACTGCCGCCACAAAAGCCGCAGAATCAGTGCCATCTAAAATAGCTGTAACATATACTGGAGCCACAGATTGCTCTGGTTGCGAAGCAGATAATTGAAAGGTTGATCCGTTGACAAACACAGGATCAACTACGGTGCCTGTGGCCACTGTGGGCCCTGGGGCCAGGCGTTCCATGATTTGGAAACCACCGGTTTCGTTTTTGTAAGGATCAATCTGTGCATAGGTAGTACCAGCTGGAATGGCTGACCCGCCACCCACTGGATCTAGTGCATTGTTGGCATCAAGATCTAGGTTGTAGACCGGGCAGGCCTGTAGTACAAATGTGCCCAGAGTGGAATCATAGCGTTTGACCGAGATAAACATGCCTTGATTTACAGCATTTTCTTGCTGGAACACGCTGCCAGTGGGTTCGGGCTGTGTGTCTGTGGTGCGCCATCTTGGCGCTTGATAATTGTAACCGTGGAAGTAGGCAGGAGCTGCGTATTGCCCAGCAGTTATGCCCAAGGTGGCCAAGGGTGTGCCAGAAACGTTGTTGATGGCTATGACGCCTTGATCCATGGTGCTGCCATCATTGGTGGCCGAGCTGTCGGCATACAAAGTCAATTTTCCACCAATGTATGCTGCGTACACTCCGTCGGCGTTCAAGGCTGAGTTGATATCAAAAACCACATCGGCCAATTCATTGTTAGGCGAGGCCTGCACAGTGATGGTGACATCGTTGATGGCAAAACTGTTGCCCGGTGTCAAAGTTGCCGGAGCCAAGGTACCTTGTATCGTGGGCCAAGCTGTTTTCCATTCATCGCTGCCGACCAAGACCCAGGTGTTGTAGAGATCGCCAGCACTGGCACCGTCTTGTAACCAACCAGGTGCTTGAAGTGAAGTAGGACCACCGCGCTTGTAGTACAAGGGATTATAGATATTCGTGGCCACTACCGCATAGTCACCGATGGTGCCATAGCTAGCCAAGGGCACTGTGCTCAGCGGAGTCAGATACACATCGTCGGTGATCACGCTGGGTGTCTTGTCGGTAAATGTAGCAGTGCTTTGATTCCATTCGTTGATACCAAACACACTGTTGGTGGTATCAAACCAGTAAGTACCGTTGGCAGGAGCTCCTACCGGACGATTTAGTGTGGCTGTCAATGCCGCCAAATCTATGTCGGCACGTATGACATAGGCTATGTTAGTAACGCCCAGAGCCGAGTAAGCTGCCAATAATCCATATTCGTTGAGCTCGTATCCGTTGATAGGAGTTCCGGCCGTGGTGTTGTAAAAGAAAGGCACACCAAACGTGCTGAGCAAATCTCGTTGGCTGGTCATCAAATACAGCTTGCCAGCATTGGCAGCCAGAGTTCCTGGGGCTATTCCAGTTCCTGCACCGGAGATCTTGTTCTCTGCGGTCGCCAATAAAATAAATGGCGTGGAGCTGGCAGCAGCGGGTGTGTAATTGCTTTGGTCAATTACACTGACTTGTACACCTGGGGATAATAAGGCCATAACTAATTCCTTTTTTATTAATTAAAGATATTTATCGTATATGGCAAAAAGAATGTCGTATCTTGTCCCTTTGGCAAAGGTTTTGATGTAAATACAGCATGGATCGACCCAATTGTACCGCTTGTAATCAACGATTGTGTGCTGTAAATTACACACGTGTGGGTGTCACACACTATCGCAGCCGTTGTGATGCTTGCATCAAAAAAGGTCGCAAAAGTCGAACACCAGAGCCTAAATGGAAAAGCACCGGCTACAAGAAAAAAAACATCTGTGATCGCTGTGGATTCCGTGCCAAGTATGCCATGCAACTCATGGTATTTCACGTGGACGGTAATCTCAACAACAGTAATCTAAGGAATCTAAAAACGGTGTGTCAAAACTGCGCCATTGAAATTAGAAAATCAGACCTTACCTGGAAACCGGGAGACCTTGAACCAGATCATTGATTTGTCGATAGAGATGATCCATGGTGCCATTGTTGTCTATTACAGCATCAAATCTAGTGCCTATCCAGGCAGTTTCGCTGGCATGTATGCTGTATTTTTCTAAAGCTATCTTTGCGGTGGTCCAGGTCATGTTGTGTGGGCCTGAATTTACTGTTTCTGCCAGCTGATACCAGTCAGGATCCGGACCACGATGTACCCGTATTACTATACCGCCAGATTTTTTGATAGCGCCTATTTCGTTGGGGAATCTACAGTCACTGATAACCACATCATCAGTGGTTTTGCGCAATTTGTTTTCCAGACTGGCAATCCAGGTATCATCATGGAAGCCTTTTCGCACAACTTCGGTTCCCCAGTATTGTAGCACCCATCGTGGTGTCAGCTCGGGCATGCCCAAGCGTTGGGCCCACCATGGGTCCACTTGCTCTCGCCACTCTCTGCTGTGGCGGGTCCGCCCTTCCAACAGTTCACGATCCCAGCCAAAAACTGAGCTGACTGCATCCTTTAGAGTGTTGGCAAAACTTTCCCTGCGGAACTGGTGTATGTTTACCAGGTAATCTGCCGTGGTATCTTTGCCAGCGCCTATGAGTCCGCATACTCCAATGATCATCTTATTTCCTTTACGTTCAAGTGTTTGAGTGTGGCCTGCAACATTTCGATCTGTCGACGACAGTCTTCCAAAGCATGATGACTGGTGGCAGGTCGGGGCAACTCGGGCCATAGACTATAGATGGTTCTGGCATCACGCACATTGTAAAACTGCCAGGGCAAGGCTTTGCCGTAGCTCTTGTAGGCATGTTCCAGGATGTTCATATCATAGGTGGGCCCGTTGGCCCAGATAAACTTGTGTTGCCAGGCCAACTTGTACAGACTGTCCAAGGCTTGATCAAGATCTACACGGCCTTCTTCCATGAAGGCTTCGGCCTGTGCTTCTTTCTGCGTGCTCCACCAATCCAGGGTGCCTTGTTCAATGGCTCGGTTCTCCTGGCTTTCCAGTGTGATGCGGGCATAGTAGCAACGATCATAATAACCGGTGCCAAACGGATCAAAGCTCTGGGCTGCTATGGTTAAAATGGTGGCATCTGGACCAGTGGCCAGGCCTTCTATGTCGATCATCAATGAGCTCATGCTGACATTATAGCATGTATTTTGGTACTAGTCTATGATTGTTAACCTATGACCCAGGTTATGGGCTGACTACCGTCCACGTAGTTTTTGAGTGCTTCAATTTGGGCATCCATTTGAGCCTGGGCTTCAGCCTTCATGGCAGTGCCATTGAGTGTGCCGCCGCCCTGAGGTCCGGCTATGGTACCAAATTTTTCTCTGGCTTCGCCTATGATCAACTTGCAGTTGGCTGTCATGTAATCGCGGATCCACTGACTGATTTGAAAATCTTGCAAGAGATTGAACTCGGGTTTGAGGTTATAGGTCCACAACAGCACGGCTTCTCCTGTGCCTTTGGGATCACGGATCAGTTGCAGTTTCTTGGTCACAGGATTCCAGGTATAGTTCATGTAAGCACCAAACATGCGACCAGCCTGTTCCACATATTGACTGTAAAAATCATAGGTGGCCAACCCGCCAGCCACGTTGAAATTCATAAGGTACACATTCAAGCTGGCCTGGCTGAATGGATCAAAGTTGCTGGCAAAAGGTCCAGTTGAGTCACCAAATGTTCTACGAAAAATCTGTCGCACTGTGATCACTTCCTGCGGCAAGTCATAGATGTTGACATTGGTCACTAATTCTAAAAAACTATAACTTTCTTCATAGGCATTTTGTGCTCGCTGGCGATAAGTTCCTATGGTGCGTTGATAGGCTGCTTCGTAGTGCTCGGCATCCAGTTCAATATCAACGATTTGATCACCAAGCTGTAGGCGTACATACTCAATGAGACTTTGTTTTAAGGTTTCTGTGCTGGATTTATTTTCTAAGGCCATATGCAACTCCGATCGCTAGTATTTAGCAGTTTTTGAGTTGTTTGGTCAAGAGCTCTGGATCATACAAAGGCACCGCACAAAATGTCAAAGTACCTTGACATACCTGTGTTGTGCGTTTGTAGGCCATCACAGTTTCAAGATTGTAGTAATTAAAAGCAGGATCAATGGGTTGCGTCCACTTTAGACCAGACCCTATGCCAGTACCATTGACCACATGATAATTGGGTTCTACACTGCCGGAGAACTCGTTCCAATCCTGATTCCAATCCAACAGGTACGGCAATATTAACATGCGCCAGCCTGGTGCCATGCGGGCTCGCCACGGCCAGAATAATAATTTAAATCTATATTCATATTCGCTGGCATCGTCTTTGGTCCAGGCACTGCCATCTGCAGTGCGATTGGCCCACTGTGTTCCATACATCATGGCAGGATGTAATCTTCCGCGACTGAAGTAGGTATCAAAGCCGTCTAAGGTCTCCGGCAATGGTATGGTATATCCAATGCTGGCAAGACCTCGAAATCCCAGGCAGTTTCTGATTGTTTGTTTGTTAGCTACAAAATCAATATCAACACTATGGGCCTTTTGATCTTTAAACCATTGCGGCATGTGATTGCGCATAGGTTCGGGTGCTGGGCACGCAAGATATTGTATGTCCGGATCGTTTGAATATTCCCAGGTCAGGTAATCAGTGACCTTGATATCTTGCATGCTTATTACCAGGCCTTGAGTATGATCAAGTTCTCGTTGCCGCGCCCGTTGAACTTGGTTTCTGTGGCTCGTATGTCTTTGAATGTTTTACGAGCCGCGGGTTTTCCGCCCGACATGATTTCTTTTAATTGCTCTGCTGGCTTGCGTAGAGTTTTCTGCACGGTTTGTGTGGTGTCAAACCCTACCACAGCCGATCCTTTCACGCTGAAGGTACCTAGATGACTGTCTGCCATGACATGGATCAACTTGCGTTTTTTGGTGTCATACAACCAAGCCTCGCTGGCACCTACTAACTGAGCTGGCGCGATGCTGGCTAGTTTAAGTTCGGCAAAATCTTTCATGTATTTGAATTTCGCACTTAATTTTTCTGGGCTGACAGCTTTTTTGGCACGCGGCTTGCGTTCTACTTTCTTGATCTGCACATAATTGCCACAGTCAGCAATGACCTGTTCAATAAATTTAACGCACTGCTTGATTTGATTCTTATTAAGGTGGCTGTAACCTTCTGCTAGATCAGCATCCTCACCGGCCAATACTTCTTCAAACTCGGACAACTTGATCTTCCAGGTATCAGCGATAGTGCCTACCATGTTGGGACTGATGTTCATGCCACGAATCTGTGCGATGGGTTTCCAGTCGGCACTCATCTTGGCTCCAGCCCGGATAAAATCATCAAACATGCCTTCTAGTTCTCCGGCACATTCCGAAACCTTTTCACGCAGGTGATCCTGTATGGTCAATTTAGCCACTGCGCTTTCTGCGGCCACTTCGTCCTTGTCACGGCGAACTTCTTGTTTGGCCTTGAGCATGTTGGCGATCTGTTCGTCAATGATGCACTGTTCGTGCTCGTTGAGTTGCAGACCTACCAAGGTCATCCTACATACCCAGGCCGGTGTGAGTCGGATCTGGCTGTCTGGAATGCCACGCATGGTCTTGGCATCCTTGCTCCTGTGATTGATCTCCAAGTACTGGCACAGCATGTCCTTGGCATCTTTTTTGCCATAGTGATAGTTGTACCAGGCAAAGGCCTTGCTGAATGCACTGATGCGATTTTCTTCTGTGGGTTGAAATTTCCAGTCGGGTTCGTGCCCTACATATTTGGTTTCTGCGCCTTTAGGGTTCAAAGGTCGGATCACAGTGGCGGCTCGTGCGTTCATGACATCTCCTGAATGTAAAACATAATTATAGCATTTCTACTATTTTTTGGTCAACCGTTTAAAAGTGCCGCAAATGTTAGGTGTTGCTCCAAGTTAGAGATCAATTTTTCAGCCTGTCTGACTAATTCTCGATAGTGCAAGGTTTCTCTGTGCAATCGTCGACACTCCACACTTTCACGACTGACAGCGTTTACTGCTGCATCGATGTTTTTGAGCATTTTCATTAAATCTCTGCGTGCCACCTTGTTTCGTATCTGTGGTATTTTACGCTCAATTTGATCCAGTTGTTCTAGCAGTTCATCCATGTAGTTAATTATAACTGCTTTGGACTTTCAAGTCAATTTGACCCATAAATACAAGACTATGCCACGCCTGAGCCTTTACCGCCCCAACAGAACCAACGACTATCAGTTTTTGGACCGCACTATCAGCGAAATGTACACTGTGGGCGGATTAGACATTTATGTACACAAATATCTTGGGCCGCAAGGAGCTGGCACCGACAACGGCAACAACGATGCTACCATACCTAACTACCCTACAACCAATCCTTTGTTTATCGAGGATCTGTTGCTGTTAGAAAATCGTGATCGAGTGTATGCTCCAGATGTGTTTGTCATGCGCGGTGTGTATCGCACGCAGGACGTGGACTTTGACCTTACCCAATTTGGCCTATTCCTGAATGGTGATACCTTGTTTATCACGTTTCACTACAATGACATGATTGATACCCTGGGTCGCAAACTAATGAGTGGTGATGTGATCGAAGTTCCAAATTTGAAAGACTATCATCCGCTTGACACCAGTTTGGTCAAGGCGTTACCTAGATATTATGTGATACAAGATGCCAATTTTGCCAGCGAAGGCTTCAGCCAAACCTGGCAACCACATCTGTGGCGTATCAAGGCCACGCCCATGGTCAATGCGCAAGAATACAGCCAAATCATCGACCAACCGTTCATGCCAGAAAATATCTGGGATCCGGGTAATTTTTATCCCGCAGGAGAAATAGTCAACAACGGTGGCACCTACTATCAGGCCTCGCAAAATGTTCCTCCGGGCACAGACATTTCGAACACCTCATACTGGACCGAAATCACCAATCCCAACACCGTGGGAGACAAACAAAGTACCAGACCCAAAGATCTGCAGATCAACGACGCCATACTCACACAGGCCTATGAAGATGTGCCACTGAGTGGCTATGACAATGTTAAATTTTATATTTTACCCACAGGACCCAACGGCGAACCTGCCAATGCTGGACTCACCGCTGACAATACCACCAACACAGTGGACGGCACACAGACCGGTGAAGGAATAACCCCTAACGGATTTGGATACGCACAAGGTTATTTGACAGGATCAACTCATGCGCCCAACGGATTGCCTGTGACTCCGGGCGTGCAATTTCCTCCTACTCCTGTGCTGGGCGATTATTGTTTGAGATTGGATTATTTTCCTAATCGCCTGTTCCGCTTTGATGGACGTGTTTGGATAGCCATCACTGACAATGTCAGGACCGATCTTGATTATGCTGCCGAGGCACTCACGCAACGAGCCAGTTTTGTCAACAACACCTATACTGTGCCTACTACCGATGTTGGCAATATACCAAGTCGACAAAGTCTCAGCAAGATACTAGAAATCACACCCGACAACGGTGATCAAGGTGGCGACTTGCCACCCAACCCAAGACCTCCAGGAAGATAATGGCACAATTTTTTTATGATGGACAGATCCGTCGATTTCTATTACAGTTTGCACGAGTGTTCAGTAACTTTGACGTGGCCTATGGTCCCAATCAAGCCGGCCAAGGTCCGGGTTTTGATCCTGAATCTGATACCTTGATTCGTGTACCAGTAAGGTACGGTGATTCTAGCCGGCAGGCACAGACCATACTGCAAAACAACTCGGCAAACGACATGCCATCCACACCATTGATGACATTTTATATCACTGATTTGAAATATGATCGTCCCAGAATGCAAGAACCGTATTTCGTGGACAAAATAGCTGTGCGCCAACGTACCTATGACCCTGATACCGAGACCTACGAAACCACGCAAGGCAATGCCTTTACCATTGAACGTGCCATGCCTGTGCCGTATGAGATGACTATAAATCTGGATATATGGACCAGCAACACCAATCAAAAAATGCAACTGCTGGAACAGATTTTGACCTTGTTTAATCCAGGATTGGAAATACAAAGCACTGACAACTACATTGACTGGACCAGCCTCACTGTTTTGTATCTCAAAGACAGCCGATGGACCAACCGAACCATTCCAGTCAATGCAGACACTTCTATAGACATTGCCACATTGACATTTACCTTGCCCATGTGGATCACTCCTCCAGCCAAGGTCAAGAAGTTGGGTGTGGTTGAGCGCATCATTGCTTCAGTTTATGATGCACAAGGAGATCTATGCAACGCCCTGACCAACAGTGATTTGTTGCTGGGTACTCGTCAACGATTTACTCCTTATGGCTATCAGGTCCTATTGATCAACAACAAACTACAGGCATTGCGTCAACAACAGGTCGTAGATGAATCTAATGAAAGTTTGACTCCGCCCGACAGTCCTTCTAGCAATTTGTTATGGCACAGCGTGATTGGCATGTATGGAACTTTGAGACCCGGAATCAGCTATATTACCTTAGAACAACCAGATGGTACCGATGTGACCGGTACTGTGGCCTATGATCCAACCGATGATCGATTCCTGTTGTTTACAGTCAACGAAGGAACAGTTCCGACTAACACCTTGGATCCGATCACTGCCGTGATCGATCCTTTGCTCAGTGGCCCCGGATTTGGATTGCCTGCGGCAACCACTGGACAACGATATCTTTTCACACAGGCCACCGGATCTTACGATAATCCAGGTTTGTCTAATCCAGATGCCTGGGAAGGCACCGACGGACAACCCTTGGTAGCTCATGCCAATGACATTGTAGAATACGATGGATCGCGGTGGCAGATTTCTTTTGACTCGACCTCAAGTCCAGATAATATACAGTATGTCACTAATCTCACAACAGAACTGCAATATCGCTGGACTGGTACAGCATGGGTCAAAAGCTATCAAGGATTGTATGCTGGAGGCACATGGAGCCTAGTGCTGTAAATGCTGTAGGTGTTTGGTTCTATGCCGTAAACACCGGACGCTATCTTTATCTCATGCGAAATGACCCCAAGCATCCTGGAAGTTGGGGATTACCTGGTGGTCGCATTGAATCGGGTGAGAGTCTGAGAGATGCCATGTTTAGAGAGTGCAGAGAAGAACTAGGGTTTGTTCCTGATTTCATGCGCCTGATTCCCATTGAAAAATTTACCACGGTCGACGGAGGATTTGCTTATCATACTTTTTACTGCAGCGTAGAAAGCGAATTTGTGCCCACGCTCAACCACGAACACCTTGGCTATGCCTGGATTGATTCAGGCACTTGGCCCAAACCCATGCATCCGGGTCTTTGGTCAACAGTAAATTTTGAAGCGGTACAAAGCAAAATACAGATTATAGAATCTGGCATTCACACGTCGCAGTAACCAACCCAATCATGATAAGTCATGCACTGCACGTTGTCGCAATTGACCCAGACATCGGGCATGCGAGTGGGCTCCCCGACCAAATAAAATTTGGTACCAGTGTAGGCAGAAAAAATACCAGTGAGATGACTAAGCCAGTCTGAATGTCCTCCGACTGTTTCGTCGTTGTAGCCCAATAAAAAAATCTCTTGATGCCCATCAAATGCGGCCAGATATACTGCTGTGGCCAAGTCCACAATCCTGGGCTTCATGGGAATGAGATAAAATTCACCTGGGTAAGTGATACAGTATCTTGGTGTGGTATATACAATATTGTTGACTTGATATTTGGTTTCTAAAATTTTAGTCAGTTCTTCGGCATTGGTTGTGACTGTGAAATCCAGTCGCATTTCTTGTGCGATAGGACCAGTGCCATAAGTCTGTAATTTTTTACTGCCTAGCAAGCCGCCGCGGTGCCGTTGTAATCTGGTATAATTAAAACGTTTCTTATCAATGTCACTGCCAATGCAGGCTGCACGGCCTGAGATATGATGATTTTCAATGGGGTTGGCAATCCATTCTCGATTTTGAATTTTTTTACCGCCAGACCAAATTGATTCTAGTATGACAAATTCGCCAGCGTAGTCTCGACGATATCTTGCATCCATTAGGTCCTGCCCACAGCCACTTCTATGATGCCGGGCTGGTCTGAATTATATGATTCCAGTGCTTTGCCAATGATACAAGCTGGTTGATATTGG